ACTTGAACTACAACTCTGGGGAGGATGAGCCAAACGAGAACGACAAGCCCAACAAGAAGATAATCTTAAAAGTAACCTCGGCTCAACATGCGGAAATAACCGACTTCCTTCTCAATCAAGGGGATGGGGAGAGTTTAGAAGTGGGGATGCTATCAGTAATGGAAATCATTAAAAACCAATAATATGACCGAGAGAGTTGAAATTGTAAACGGCGACAGCCTGTTGGTCTTGCAACTGCTGGATGACAACAGCGTGGACGCGATTGTTACCGACCCGCCTTACGGCTTGGCGTTTATGGGCAAGAAGTGGGACTACGATGTACCGAGTGAGGAGTTGTGGCGGCAGTGCTTCCGCGTGTTGAAGGCTGGCGGTCACCTGCTTTGCTTCGCAGGTACACGGACGCAACACAGGATGGCGGTGCGGATTGAGGACGCGGGGTTTGAGATTAGGGATATGATTGCTTATGTGTACGGTTCGGGCTTCCCGAAGTCGCTGGATGTGAGCAAGGCGATTGATAAGGCGGCGGGTGCGGAGCGGGAGGTGGTTGGACAAGTAAAAAAACTACAAAGTTTTGGGTACGAAGGAAATAATTGTTTTGGTGGCGACATAGAGCGTGGCGGGGTTATGCAAATCACCACTCCCGCCACCCCCGAAGCGAAGCAATGGCAAGGCTGGGGAACTGCACTCAAACCCGCACTTGAGCCGATAACGGTGGCGCGGAAGCCGCTGATTGGCACGGTAGCGGAGAACGTCCTGAGGCACGGCACGGGTGCGATTAACGTGGATGGGTGTAGGGTTGGAACGGAGACATGGACGAGAAAAGGCGGCAACGGAAGCACGCCCTACGGAAGCGAGACAACGTGGAACACAAGCAAGACACCCGACATTGACCGCACCGCAACTGGCCGCTGGCCTGCCAACTTCATCCACGATGGGAGCGAGGAGGTGGTGGGGTTGTTTCCTGACACAAAGAGTGGGTTTATGCGCGGCGGTGAGAAGGCGAGCAAAGGATTGGGTATGTTTGGAGGCGGTCAATCAAACGCAGATACTTACGGCGATTCAGGCTCAGCCGCGCGCTTCTTCTACTGCGCCAAGGCAAGCAAACGCGACAGGGATGAGGGGCTTGACTGTATTGAGATAATTACTATATTTGCAGTATGGGAAAAAGAGGAAAAAATAGCACGGCTGTTGGTCAATATGGACACATTACAGCCAAAGGTTACCGTAGAATATACTGCAAAGAACAAAAACGGCTTAGAATGGAGCACGTTGTTGTTTGGGAAAATATTTACGGAGCAGTTCCACTCGGAATGCAAATCCATCACATCAACGGCATCAAACTTGATAACCGAATCGAAAACCTTGAATGTATTAGCCCACTACATCACAAAAGGCTACATAGCGGGTGTGAACTTAGAGCAAACGGATGGTGGAAGCCATGCCGAAAATGCGGCCAAATCAAGCACGCTGATACTTACTACAAACGAAAAAACAGCATTAGCCCTTGGTGTCGAGAATGCTGTATTGCCAACGCAACTGAAAATAAACGCAAGCGCAGGGCAAAACATACATAGTACCGTCAAGCCCACCGACCTGATGCGCTACTTGTGCAGGCTTGTAACGCCACCCGATGGAACGGTGCTCGACCCGTTTATGGGGTCGGGGTCAACAGGAAAGGCGGCGGTGCTGGAAGGCTTCCGCTTCATCGGCATTGAACGGGAAGAAGAATACTGCGAGATAGCAAAGGCACGGATTAAATTTGCACAAAAAGAGCACTCAAAAGAATTATTTCCAAACCAATAATATGAACTTCGAACAACTAAAAGAAAATGTAGTTCAATGGGCAGACGATAAAGGACTGCTCGACTACGAAAACGCCCCCAAGCAAATGCTTAAAGTGGTGGAAGAACTTGGAGAACTATGCGGTGCTATCGCCAAGAGCAAAAGAGCAGAGGAAATTGATGCCTTCGGAGATGTTTTAGTAACCCTAATCATCCTTGCCGAGCAAAGGAATGTTTCATTGGTGGATGCCCTTGAAGTAGCCTATGATGAGATTAAAGGTCGTACTGGCAAAAAAGTAGATGGCGTTTTTATAAAAGACAACCTATGACCCTACCTGAACTAACGCACCTGCTGAACCTGATAGATGCGGACAACGAAAGAACGCGGGAGGCTTACAAACTTGGCATCGACCTGACCGAATTTAGAGAGAGCGCACAAGAAGTCATCGAACTGCTGTTGAAGCACGTATTTAATGAAGAGCAGTACGAATGCCTTACTTGGTGGATGTACGAGAAGGATTTTGGCAGGCGTAAGGACTTGCAGATGTGGGATAAGGATGGAATGGAAGTATGCCGCACGGTGGAGGAACTGCATCAATTTTTGTTTGCATGAGCGATAAGATAGTCGAATCAGTCATTGACCAATTTAGGACAAGAGCCGAGGCGGGAAAGCGGAAGTACGGCACAACGATGGAGCGCGATGACCTTACCTTTGCCGAGTGGATTCAGCATCTGCAAGAGGAGTTGATGGATGCCGTGGTATATATCGAGAAGATTAAGGCTGAAAAGTAGGTAGATTTGTATCAGCACTACTAAATAAACATTATGGCTAAAGCCACATTAGAGTTCGATTTGAGCGATTTAGGGGAATCCCTAATCTTCCGAAGGGCTATCAAGGCAGATGCATTGGCAACAGCCCTACAAGAGCTTTATAGCCTCGCAGAAGGCAACCAAGACATAGAATGGAGGGATAACATCCGCTCAATTATAGAGTCGAATGGGATAGATATAAACGATATTCTGTTCCTATGATTATTGGATGGCTATAATTAAAGCCGCCCCAGCACCCACTTTGAGTGCCGTATTCAAAACCTTCCTCCTTCGCTCACTCCTACGAGCACACTCACTCAACTGCTCCTCCAAAGTCGCTATCCGCATAGAAGCCAAAGTATCCGAATCCCTATAAGTCCGTATCTGAATTTCAGCAAGCTCCAAACGCTCCATAGCCAATAAACCAACCTCCCTACACGAGTCTAATTGCATGGGCAGGTAAACAGGAACTTCTATCGTGTCGTTTTTAGCCGTTTTTAGCACTTCTACGATGCGTTCTCTCCATCTCTGCTGTACTACTACCATCGTATCCCTAATCGTGTCTCTACGAGCCTCTAAATGCTTAATTTGAATATCCTTCTTTTTGACCTCTTCTTGGTAGGCAGAGGCTTCTTCGGAGCGAACTTTCTCTTCGGTCTTTTTTGTGTAATCGGAATATAGCCAGTACACCCAAAGCAAGATGGCTAAGGCAAGGATAATCCGATAGGCTTGGTCTTTCATTTCCGTTTACGAGCAGCGGAGTAGGCGATAGCAGCTATCTGCTTCCTACTCCTTTTCTTGCCCATAGGCTTTTCCTTGTTGGCTTTCGTTAGTTCGGAGATATTGGCGGCTACCGCCTTACGCATTCCCCCCTTACCCTTGGCTTTCGTTAGTGGCATCTGTCTTAGATTTAATTTTGTCGATGTATTTTTTCTCAATGTACTCAACTACGGTAAGTCCAGAGTAGCCGAGTATAAAGGCAAATCCGTGTTCTGCTCCATCAATCCCGAGTTCTACTATGTCCATAGCAATCGGAGTGAGGTAGGTAGCAGATAGAGTACCTGCACATACAGCGAGTAACCTCTGCCTCCAATCCTTAGCCCTTCCGAGTATTAAAAGAGAGCCGAAGAAACCACTTATGGCTAAGCCTAAGTTTATCCCTAAAGACATTAGATGTTGCCGTATTTCTTCAAAAGAGTTCATTGTCTATCTTTTTAACGGCACAAATATAATAAGCCTCTAATTAGCGTTTTTTCGCTCGTTATAGTCGTTTGTATAGGCCTCGTCCCAACCAAGGAACGTATGTCTCCCCACTGGGCTCGGCCAAGTTTCAAACTGCTCCCAATCGGGTGCGGGTTGGTCATCCCACAGCAAGTCCACGCAGTAGGTGTTGTCGATGTCGCCCAACTCCACGCAGGTGGCATCGGGTTGGGAAAGTTGAAATAAAGCCTCGAATTCGGCTTTTGTGTTCCATTTGTACTTCCTGAATGTAGCCATTACGTTAGTCGGGTTATATTGGCGAGTTGGTCATTCGATAGCCTTGTGGTGTAGATAGCGGCGGCACGGATGCGGTCGTTGAGATGAATCGTAAATGTCCCCGTTTCGTTTCTTGTACCCAAGACTATGCTATTGCAGGCGGGTATAGATGATGCCGTTTGTGTGCTTAAAATGCTGCCATTAACCGCAAGAACCGTTCCACTTGTAGCCGTGTTGTAACCCAGTGCGATTTTGTGGATTCCAGCCGTTATTGTTCCTATATCAACATTTAAAATTAAAGTACTTGCAGCACGAATTGTAAAACGCCATTGGTTGCCAAGCGACTTTTGTATTTGTATAGAATTGGTTATCCAGTTATCAGTTTGAAGCGTGAGAATAGCCCCATTGTACCCAAGATTCCTAAAATCCACCTCCGCATAAATCGTACCTTCGGTCTGCCCGATATACCCCGATACCCCCGACACACTGCAAACATCCGCGGCGCGGGTTGCTGAGCCTGTTGTCGTTGGGATGTACGAAGTCGGGATTGCGCCTGTTTCTACCTGTGCGCCCCAGCCGTACAAGATGTCGCTTGTAACGCCTGTAAATGAAGCTGTG